TATGTCTTTGACATCCTCCTTTAGTAGCAAAATTAGAGTAGTTATTAACTACATCTTCTTCAACTTCTCTTAGATATATATCATCTTCTTCACTACTAAAAGTACCTACATTATCAATAGCTGATTTGATTTGGTTTGGATATGGTACAACTATTTCTAAATTTCTATTTTTATCATAAATACCATCGTGTCCATCATAAGTCAATAGTTTTTTAGAAACGTGAACAACGTCTGTTTCCATAATGAAGTAATCGTCTTCCCCTAATGGAGTTCCATTTTTTATTGGATTTTTTATATTTAAGAATACTTCGTAGATACCAGAGTTTTCTGCAATTTCTCTTTGTCGGCTTTCTCTTCTATAAACTTCTGCATATTCTTTATCTGCTGTAAAATAAAAACCTTCGCCTGTATATCTTTTAGTTGGTTTTTGTTCAAATTTAGTAAATCCCTTATTTGGAGTTCCGTGATAAACAACTAAAGGTTCACCGTTTTCATCAACTACTTTAGAAGCATTTTCAGCATCATCTTCCCAATCACCAAACCATTTCTTGAAAGCCTTAGTCCTAACTTGCAACCATTGTCTTTCAGTAAGATTTGTAGGATTACCATTAGGAGCTTTCATAAATGTGCCATCAGCAATAGCTTTAGCTTTTATTTCATCCATTTCTTCTTCAACTTCTCTTAGATATATATCATCTTCCTCATTACTAAAAGTACCTACATTATCAATAGCTGATTTAACTTGGTTAGAATTTCTTACAGCATATATATCAGATACTTCCTCAGCATTACCAAAGCCTCCCCCATAATCTATTATACTTGCAAATTTAATACTATCAATTGAAGTATCTCTGAAAGCTTCCTCTATATCTCTTGTAGAACCCGTTTTATACAAAGCCTGTGGATTATTCTTCTTTATATACTCTTCCACTTTTTCATTGTATTCAGCAAATTCCTCATCAGACAACAGTATCTGAGCTGCATCATAAACACCCTCTTCTTTGATAAGCTCCATATCAGCTTGAGGATATTTTAAAAGAAAATCTGTATATACCTTTTCAGCATACTTTTTATCTACACTAACTTCAGTATCTGCCCATAAAGGTGCTTTGAATTTTTCTCCTTTAAAATTCTGCATTTCTTTAGGGACCTCTCTTTGAATATATTTACTACCTTGTGCATATAAAGGTTTTCTTATATTTAAGAAACATGCTTTAGTAGCATTGTCACTACCTTCTTTAAAATAATCCTCTGCACTAAGGTAGCTTCTACTCAAATCTTTAGAACTACTGAAATATATAAATGTAGGATGTCCTTCAATATTAGTATTAAATGTTGTAAAGTTACTATTCTTTAAATATCTTGTAGTATGATAAACTACCAAAGGTTCATCATTCTCATCTACTACCTTAGAAACGCCTTCTCCTTTTTGATATATAGGAATCTTGATGTTGCTTCCATCGGATTTGAGACTAACCTCTCTTTCTCCAATTTTAGTCATTCCTCTACCTACATTATCAAGACCTCTTACTCCATCTTCACTCAAACTTCCCCAAGTAGAAACAGTAGCACCTTCAGGAATAGCTTTCACTAATTCTTCAAACAAGGTCTTTCTGTTTTCCTTGGTAGATTCCATTGTAGTAGGAGAATTATATTTTGCGCCAGGTTTTGCTGTTTTAAAGTGAACGCTATATTGTCCAAACTCATAGTCTTTCACAAGCTCAAAGTAGCCTTTTTCGTGTTGACCCTTAATGTATATTCTTATAGTTTTATTGCTCTTAGTAGGGTTATCTTTCCAAGGCTTATCTACTTCTTCGACATCTACTTTTGAATAATCTATAGCGTCCAAATTAAACTTGTTTACACCAAGCCAGTCGCCAAACCATTTCTTGAAAGCCTTAGTCCTAACTTGCAACCATTGTCTTTCAGTAAGATTTGTAGGATTACCATTAGGAGCTTTCATAAATGTGCCATCAGCAATAGCTTTAGCTTTTATTTCATCCATTTCCTTTTGGATTTCATCAGCGATTTCTGAAGAGAATAACGTATTATTCTTAGGATTCAATACTTCTCTAGTTTTGAATTTACCTGATGCAATATCATAGAACATTTTATCTATCAAATGTTCTTTACCTAAGAAGGATTTAACAATATGTTTAAGCCATCTATATAATTTTACAGCCTTTCCAGTATAAGGAGATTCCGCTATCTGCATATATCTTCTGAAATCTTCAGCCATATTCTCTTCAAGCTCTCTAAGTTTGTCTGTATTATATCTTTGTTTAGCTTCAAAGTATAATTCATTTTTCTCTTCAGGACTAAGTAAAGCCTGTGTTACAGCATGAAAAGCTTCATGGTATAATGTTCCTTGAGCAGCTTTATCATTAAGTATTACAACTCCTTTTTTAAACATACCCCATACTTTTCTACCTTGAAACTGAAGATTCTCCACAATCTTTAATCTATCATTATTACTGAATTGAGGAAAAGATTTAGCAAACCAATCCTTTTCTTTTAAAGAAATCTCTGAAGATTCCTCTGAAGATTCCCTTAAAAAGTCTATGTCTGAATCTTTGTTATAACCATCCAATACCTTTTGCAATAATTGTTTAGCAGGTGTTTTCTTAGGTTCTTTTTTCCATATAGTATCTATAAAACTATCTGGAATATCTTTTAATTCTTCAGGATATATATTCCTAAGTTCCTTTACAGATGTTACAAAAGAATCAGCTAAGCCTTCCTTATTAACAGTTTCAACTGCAGGAGTTTCCTGTGATTGCTGTTCAGCAGTATTTGTAGAAGTCTTTACAGTATTAACAGTTCCTTGAGATACAAATTTCTGATTTACTATATCAAAAAGTCCCCACATAGTTTGATAGTAATTACTGTTACCTTCACGAAAAGCTCTAGCAGTTTTAATTACAGCAATTGCTTTAATAACATTATAAGGATCATCAACACTTTTACCATTAGCATCAGTTATTTCATAAGAAGTCATGTTCACATTATAAATCTTATCACCACTTGTTACTTCTACAATATTATCATCAGAGACACTTTGAGTATCTACAGGTTTAACTTCCTGCTTTACTCCTGTAAATTCATAAGGCTTACCTTGAGTATCTATAGGATTCATAGTAAACCAACTGCTTACAGGAACAGCTCCTACAGATAAGTTTACATAGCATATTTCAGGATAACTGAAATTATTATCTATTATAACCTGTTGTCCTTCAAGAGCTTCATATATAAGATTCTTTACACTTTCATCTAATGGTCCTTTATAAATAGGCTTGGTATCACCATTTATTTTCTTAAGATAAATATTGACACCATCTTTATTAGACCATATACACAAATCATCAGCAATAAAGCTGTTTATCTCTTTAAGTTTATCAAAAATATCTTGGTCTTCTTTGGAACTGAATAAACTATCTATAGATTTTGCTAAATTTTTTCCAAACTCTGTATTCCAAGTATCTTTAGAGATAAAAGGTGTTATGAATTTAAATTTCATACCATTTATCTCTGCAACAGGAACTTTATTTTCATCTCTGCTGAAAGTTACTTTTCTACCATCAGCAACATCTTCAATAGTATTAAAAGTACCATCCTGCAAATAAGGTAATTGACCTTCCAGTATTTCTTCAACAGTTGTGGAATATGTTGAAGGAAGTTTGTAGTAAGTATTCTGACTATTTGCATTATATAATTCCTGAGCTTTTTTAATAAAATCTACTAAACCTAAGCTATTATTTGTAGAATAGTCTTTAATACTTCCTAAGTCTCCTAAAACATTATTACCATCAGTTATAAGTACTACAAAGTCTCCAGCTTTCTCATTCAATTGAGGATCTACAGCAAAGAATACTTGCATACCAGGTTTTACAAAACCATTATCAACTCTTTGATAAGCACCTTTTGCTTCAAGATAATTACCTACAGCTACAGCTCTTATAGCTTGTTCCTTACTGAAATTGTAATTATCCATAAGGTATTTAATACTGGCTTCTTCAGAGTCACCTCTTCTAAACATTGGAGTAAAATTACCTTTCTCATTTTTACCTCCAAATGGAAGTAAAGCTGTGTTAGGTTTCCAATATTTATGCATAGTACCGCTTTCATATTTTTCAGAAGGTATCTGTTTACTTTCATCAGATATAAAAGGACTTTCTTTTAATGTAGATCTAATAGGCTGTACTCCATTTACATGCACAGCATCTTCAGCTGTCTGTTGAGATACTTCATTATCAGCGGGCATAGATTCTGGCTTTTGTTTTTTAGTGCCAATATTATCCCATAAGTTTTTAACAGCATGAACTAAATATTCTTTACCTTCTTTACCCACTTTTGCTTTAAGTGCTCTGTAATCATCACTTTTCATAATAGCCTGCTTAAAGGATTCCTTACCATTATAGTTTCCTTCAGTTGCTATATTATATAATGCAGTCAAATTGCCTATAACAGAGCTATATGTATCTGTATTTCTCTTACTGTCAATTAAATCATGTATAACGGATTTTGGTATAACTTCAGTTAAGTTCTTATACATCTTCGCTATATCATCATAAATATCATAGAAGGATCTGAAATTTTTAGGAGAAACTTTATATTTACTATAGTACTGGTTCTCATAATCCTCATACTCTTTTACAGCAGGGTCTTTATGTATTATAAGCATGTGTTTGCCGTTTACTACACCTTGTAAAGTTATTTCAAAAACTTTTGCATAAAGACTATTAAAATCAGTATCAGGACTACTTATTTTACTATCAGGTAAAGTTGTTTCTGATATATGTTTATTTTCCCCAGCTGCAGGTGCTGGAGTATTACCATCTTTAGATTTATATGCTGCAGCTTCTCTTTCAGCATCCTGTTTAGCCTGTTCATCATTTACAGCACTTGCAATATCTGCAGTCCTTTCATCCTGTTTCTGTACATAACTTTCAAAATCCTTTCTAGCCTGAAGAGCTTTTTCAATAGCTTCATCAGCTTTTGTCTTTATTTTATTCAGTACCTCTTCCCTATGTTCAACAGGAATTGAAGTACCATCAAGAATTGAATGGTCAATAAAAAACTCATTGTCTGTATTATATAAATCCTCAGCTCTTTGAGCTCTCTTAGCTGTTTCATTTAATACTTTTTCAAGAGCTTCCTGTTCCTCTTCAGATAAGTTCAGTTTAGAAGCCTGGTTTATTATAGAGCTTCTTGCCTGAAGAATTTCTTCAGCCTTAGCTACTTTATCCTGAGCTTCTGTTGATGAACCTGCTTTATCTTTAAGTCCATCTACAGTATTTTCATTATTTAAAACAGAACTAACTAAAGAACCTACAGTACTTTTACTTACATTATTCTGGTCTTCATTCTGTTTATCCTGCTTACGTTTTCTTTGTTCTGTTTTTTCTCTTTGAGCATTTTCATTTCTTAACTCATCAGGTTTCAAAAGATATTCCTGAAGCTTTGAATTAAAACTTCTTACAGAAGCTGCCATTCTTGTCATATCATATATGCTCTCAACAGCATTCTTATAATCTATATCATTAAGTCCAGACTGCTGTTTTAAATCTTTATCTTCAAGAAGCATTTCCTTCAATTTTCCTGAATGAAGATCCCTAGGTAAAGATTGTACATTATCAGCATCAAGCATAGCTGTTAAGGAAGTTTTTACATTTTCAAGAAGCTTCTTTCTTTTAGCATCATCTGATTGTCCATTATTTAAATCAAGTCCTTCATAAGCCTTTAAATTATTATCAATACCTTTTATAATATTGTTAATAGCTTCTTTATTAGTTTCCTTAGTATCTTGGAATCTTTCATTGAAAGCCATTGCTTTCCAATAAAGCCATGTAAGATTCATTAACTCATCTTCTGTAAATCCCTTTGCTATACTTTCATTTCTTATAGTATTATAAGAAGCTTCATAGGCATCTATAAGTCTGTTGAGTTTATCTCTTCTTTTCATAAGAGTATTTCTCATTTCTTTTCTACCTTCTTCAGTATCACTCTTATAAGTACCATCTGCATTTCTCCATTCAGTACCTCCTTCAGGTGAGAAATTCTTAGCTATATCTTCAAGATTTGCATCACTCATATTCTCATAATCCTGATTTACAAGATCCTTTAAATCCTGTAATCTTCCTGCTCTTATATAGGCTTCTATGTCATTACCTAACATATTATCCTTAGAGTTCTCATAATTGAATTTATCTTCAGCTTCTATATAACCATCCATATCATCAGCAAGTACTTTCATCCTTTGGAAGTACCCTACTTGTGATGATATTCTATCATGAGCTTTATTTAAAGCTGAAACCATTTCCTCGCCTTCTGCATTATCTCTTCCTACAGCAAGCATTTTACCTATAATACCACCTTGCCATGATACAGGTTTTCTTTTAGCAATATTCTCATTATTGTTAGAGTTACTTCTTCCTGCAACACCAACACCTAGTAAAGCAGTTGCAGAACCAGCAAAAGCCTGTTCCCATTCATCAGGGTTACAATAAGTAGCAACAAAGGCATCTGATAAAGCATCCAATGTTTCTACAGTCTTATCATCAGTCTTAGCCTTTTGAAATACATCATTGTAATAAGTAGGAGATTCAATAGTATTATTATACTTACTGAATTTACTAAGAGTTTCCTGTCCCATTTCTTCAACAGGACCTTCTATAATCATATCTTTACCTACTTCAGCAGCAGCTCCTTTATAGGTATTTCTATCCCATAAATACTTACCATTCTGAAATAATATATTCTTATTAGACATCCAATCTCTTGTAAACATTCTACCCCATGTTGAATAATTTGTAAGAGAAAGTAATACAGTATTTGCTATGGCATCCTGTATTCCTGCCTGTGAAGCTCTGTCTTCAATACCTTGTTCCATTTCAAGTTTCTGTTGATAAGCTTCATCAGCTTTCTGTCTATAATCAGGGTCATTTTCTATACTTTTAAGATACCTGACATAAGCATCATTAAGCCTAGCAGTTTCAGAGTCTTTTAAGTCATGATATACCTGATTAGCTTCAATTCTTCCTTCATTAAGACCTGACATTAAAGAACCTATAGCCATTTGAGCTCTGGTGCTGTTTGCTATTGCAGGCATAGCTCTTAATGCTTTAGTCCAACCACTACCAGATATTAAAGCTCCTGCTGTGAATCCCATATTCTTAATAACACCATCTGCCCATAATTCAACAGTACCAAGATTTTCATACCAAGGTTTTTCTTCATACTCCTTTGATTTATACATAGGTGCTACTTCCTCCATATACTCATTCATATTCTGAAGAGCATCTGAGAAAGCATTTGCATTCATTCTGTTTAAATCTGCATTAGCTATTGAAGAACCAAGACCATATATAAAACCTGCTGTACCATCAAGAAAAGTAGTAGCTGCCAATACTCCTGCTTTTAATGTTGATACACCTAGTTTTGCAAGACCTGATTGATTTTCAGCTCTTACATCCTGTAAATCTTCAAAAGCTTTAACAGGAACATCATACTCTGTATCATATTTAGATTCACCATATCCTGCATTATAAGCTTCCATAGGAGCATTATTCATAGAGGAGAGTAAGTCTCTTGTACTTTTCCGTTGTACAATTTCTGCATAAGTTGTAGGATTTGCATTCATTTCCTGTGCAGATTGACTTAATCTATCCTGGTAATCCATATACTCTACAGCAGAGTTATAATATGCAAGTTGATCTTCATTATCAGGAACATTCTGTGAAGACCATTTTAAAGCTAATTCAGGATTTTCTTTTGATAATTTCTCCCAAGTATAACCCTGTTGCTGATAGTATTGTTTTTTATTATAGTCAGGATCTCCTTCCATGTAGGAAAGACCTCTTAAACCTTGAACTGTACTGTTAGTATTATAATCTTTAATTGCCATATTCTTCTCTATAAATTATTAATATTACTCTTCTATATATACTGCCTGTTTATTACTATCAGCAGGTTTCATATCTGTAGTATGAGTTAAATAAGCTGCTCCAGCTGCCTGATTTCTTCTAGCTACTTCAGCATAATCTCTGTTATAAGCTTCCCTATTACGATAATTACTTCTTGAAGGATAAGGTAACTGAGTTTGTATATACTCAAGAGGCATTTGATTATTAGGTACTTTATAAGTATGTTTTTTACCCTCTTTATCCTTAAACTCTAAATAAGTATAATCAGGATCTTTACTGTAAGTAGGATTTCCTAAGAAAGTATAATTCTTATAATCAGGTCTTTCATCCATATCCAGATTCTCAGTGTCTCCGTTATCTTTAACCTCTAAGAAAGTAGCGACTCTGCTTACTACAGTATTCATAACTCTTGATGTAGCACCTGCATAATCAGAAGGATTTATATTAGCTCTTACTTCAAGCCAGTTTTCACCTTCATCATTTAATCTGTTAGTAGCATAACGCATGAAATCTTCTGATGTATAAACATTTCCTTCATTCTGATTTTCCCAATCTTGTATCAATTGAAGTTCTTCTTTAGAGAAAGGTGTCACGTAAGAAGCTCCTCCTAATTCCATAATAGCTTCAGGATTAGTTGAAAGATAACCTTTAAGATCACTTGCTGCTTTTAAAGCTTCCTTCTCCAATACAGGAAATGCTACATTATGTGCAAGAACTCCTGATACAAAAGAACTGAAATTAGAATCTGACATGTTTTTAGCATTATCATATTGTGTTTTAGCTTCCTGAGCTTTAATGATTAGTTCATTTAATTTCTTATCATTAGTATTAGGACTAAGTTTACCTACTGATGATAATAAAGCTACATCATCTTCACCTCCACCTTGACCTAATATGTAGTTAGCATATTGTACAGGATTCTTATTAATCTTTGCTACAGAACTTTCATATAAAACTTCTGAAGGTTTCTTTGAAGCATCTTTAAAAGTATTACCCCACTTCTTTCCTATATTACTGATATTATCTCTTAAATTATTATAATCATCTGTTGTATTAAAATAATTTCTAGTTTCAAGACCTATAGATGTAACAGGTGTATCCTGACCACTTCTCTTTTTCTCCAATGCTATACCCAGGTCATCTTTAAGATTTTCATGGGTAGTTTCACCTAAAGCAGCATACAACCCTGTTGAAGCTATATTATAAGCCTGGTTATATTTATCCTGACTCCAGTTATCTATACCAGCACCTGATAATACACTTCTTGTTATATTAGTAAGAATAGGTTTGGCTTTAGGGTCATTAAGAATAGCTCTCTGCAATTCTTCAACTGAAGCTCCTTTATAGAAGTTTCTTGTATATTGATAGTCTATACCAAGGCTTTTTAAGCTACCTGTAGCTCTAAGAATCTTTGCATATTCTTTTGCAGTCTTCTCAACCTGAGTTCTAAGAAGTTCCCCACTGACATTTGCTGTTGAAGCATTTAATCCCTGGTCATTATAATAATTCTGAATAGACAGATTACCAGCATCTACAGCAAATATCCTTGAAGGGTCCTGTGCTTTCATATCACTTTGTTTCTTTATATCAGCCTGCCATCTGTCATAAGCATTTTTAATAGGAACTATATCCTGCATATACCTTGTTTTTAAAGCAAGGGCATCTTTAGGAGCATTCTGATATAAACCTTCTGAAGAAAGTTTATCAGCCATAGTCTTAATACCACTCCTGTAATTAGTGTACATATTATATAATTCACTATCTCTTTCAGGGTCTAAGACTTTATCCCATTGTGCAGCTTCAGCATCCAATGCAGAATAAGCCTCTTCAATGCCTTTATGCATCTGTGTTTCAGCTTGTACAGGAGCTAATAATTCCTGATATGAAAATGGGTCAAATTTACTGTTTACTGTTATACTGTAATTAGGCATATCTCTTTATATTAAATTAAATCTTCTGCTTCTCTTTTAGCTTGCTTCTTTACTTTCTTTTTATCATCATCAGATAAATCAAAGTAGGCATTCTTATAATTAATATTACCTCTTTTATCAATAGAGTAATATAAACCATTCTGACTATTAACCATATTGAAAGACATATTCTCCTTACCTATTTTACCTATATTGTCAAACAGGTTAGTAAGATTTAAGGATCTTGCAGCTCCTATTCTTGCATCTATTTGATCCTTCAACATAGCTTTCTTAACAGCTGCATCATATAAAAGTTTTGTACTGTTATCCCTATCCTGCTTATTTACTATTCTAGCTTTAAGGATATTGTCAGCATTATATTTATTAGTATCTCTATTGAAACCTTCAACAGCAAGTCTTTGCTGATTATTATACTCTTCAGCTTGTCTGTACAGATTACCTAAAGCATTTTGAGCATTTCTGTCTGCTGCAAGTATTCCTGACATAGCCATTGCTCTGTTGCCATTTGCATTCTGTTGTATTGCATTTCTTGTAGCAGCAGCCTGTGCAGCTTGCTGATTAGCATAATATAAAGTATCTAAAGGTCTGAAAGTAGCATAATTTCCTATTACAGGAGCTGTTATATCAGGATTCTTTTTACTCTGTAAAGCAACATCCCATATATTATTAATATCACTATAATCTGGTTTATTAGTAAGTCCCAGTAAATCAGTCATAACATTTAATCCAGCACCTATAACAGGGGCATATCTCATCCATGTTGCATATCCTTTATTCTGCTGTCTATAATTAGGATCTCCAGTATGGTCATTATCCAATGTTAAATCCAAGTCTGTGTTTTTTACAGCTGAAGGCTGTTGTATTACAGGTGCTCCTAACTGTAAGCTATGTTGAGGATTTATACCAGGCAGTTTATTAGCTATCTTATACAGCTCATTAGTTGCATAAGCATTCTCTATGGCATTGAAAGCAGGACCTATAGTACCACTTTTAGCATAATCAATAAGATAATTTCTATCATTGATAGCTTTATCATAATGCTTCTTATTCAAGCCTATTAAATCTACAAGCCCTTTATAAGCATTATCATCCATATCATTGAGAACATATTTCTCAGCATCAGGATTCAAAGGTAAGGGACCTCCTTCAGCAAATTTTCTATTTTTCTTAATCATATCATTTGAAGCTTTAGCTACTTCCTTCATTTGAAGCATTTCTTTTAAATTCTCCTGTTCAGCAATAAGTGAGGACATTTTATCCCTCATACCATTTTTACTGATGAAATCATTAGGTCTTTCTTCTATAGATTTCTTAACTGACTTTGCAGCATCAGCAAATGACATATTCTTACTTCCTTTAATCTTATATTTCTTTTTAAGCTCTTCAGAGAAAGGAAGTCTTTTACTGAACACATAGTCATTAAACACCACTTCACCTTCTTCAAGAAGATTAGGTGTTCCTTCACTGTCAACACCAAAAGGTACTCCTCCAAGAGGATTACTTTCATGTGTTCCACCTGTTTCTATTTCAGTAATTTCTGTAGGATATTCATCTATTTTACCTCCAAGAGCCATTAAATTTGCCAACATATCATATTGATTATTAGCTGTAGCATTTCTTACAGCATAGTTATAATTAAGGAAATTATTATTGATAGCATTCTGTCTATCTCTTTCAAGTTCCTTCTGAGCATTTAAAGCTCTTTTTTTACCTACTACAGCTCCTAATCCAGCACCAAGTGTTCCTAATGCTGCACCTACAGCACCCCATATAGGACCTGCTGCAATACCTGCTGTAAATCCTTGTAAACCTGATTTTAATATATTACCTCCTATTTCACCTGAAGACATTCCTCTTATATCCTCATAAGAAGGATTATTCATAAGCTGATTACTTCTATATGCATCAAGAAGTGTGCTGTAATCCCCTGAATATCTGGTATCACCGAAAGCTTTGTAAGCATTTCTATAATCAGTAATATCATTAATACCAGCATTGGCATTTGCTCCTGTAGCCATATTAGCTCCTATGCCTACACCAGCTCCTATGTTTGTAGCAAGCTTTGCTAATGAAGCTTTGTCTAAAACAGAAAAAGTATCTTGTGAGAACAAGTCAGTATTTACAGCAGGTAATTCATTTCTTCCTATTGAATTACTGACAGGTTCCAGTTTTATTTCGCCTATAGTCTGATTTAATGCACTCATATTAAATAACTTTAAGTTTGTAAAGATAAAACTTTATTTGAATAAATAAAAATGGTTTGAGCTTTATATAGAATTACTCAAACCATTTTAAACAATTTTTATTTACTGTAACACATAATGTTTATATAATTAGTTTTAATTTTAAAATCATTAAGTGCATCAGTATATACAGCTGGATTACCTTCTGATACAGGGTTTCTTAGAAGTTTAACCTTACACCAGGTATCACACATTCTATCCATGGAATTACCATGTCTAGGAATATCAGCTCTCCATATTCTCAATTTCCTTTTAAGGAAACAAGGATTATACTTTTCAAAGTTCAGATTTAAAGCACCTGACTGATAAGAAGTAACTGATTCAATCCTGTTAAAGCATCTTTCCTTATTATCAGAATCAAAATTAAATTCCACATTAGTGAATAATTTAGCTGTAAGAGGTTCAGGATTCACCATTAATTCTATACTGAAAGGTTTATATTCCCCAAAGAACTTACAATAAGAACCTGTTCTCTGTTCATATATCTCATCTTCAGTAATTGTAAATGAAGAACTTCCCAATCTTATCATATATAAAGCATCATAATAATCATAGAATGAAGTAAATGAATTTAGTAATGTATTATAACATAACGATGTGCATTCACTTCCTCCATACTGCATATATAGTTCATCTATGGTACTGTCATACAAAAGACCCTTGAAATACTTATCATTCTTATTACAATAGGAATGCATACCAAGGGATTTTGAAATATTGGTAAGATTATCTCCTGTATTTAATCCTATAAGATCATGTGATATACTGTCTTTGAAGAATAATGTATCTCTCATTGACACTATATCCTGTGGACAGTTTACACCATAATCCTTATGCAGAAGCATTACAGAATCAACTGTATTACTGTTACTTATCTGTATAGGAACACCATCAGTAGGTGTTATTGCAACTCTTGTATTATTATTAATCTTTGATACTGCATTTTCCTGAAATACATAGATTGCCCTGTTAAATCCTTCAAGTGCTTTGATTTTACCATAAGTACCTTCAGCATCCATAGCTGTTTCAGGTGAAATCTGACACCATGAATCTATTTCCTCCCCTAATGTTTTTACAGGTGAATACATAATCTGAGCAGGAAAATAATCAAGAAAATGTTCAGGCATTCTATAAGTAAATATATCATCAGATTGATTATATACATCATTGAACAGATTGAAATTCTGAGGACTCACACCTAATATGGAATCTATATTCTGATAATTATCATATCTTCCTGCAGGATTTCTGTCACTTTCAAGAGTAATACTTGTTACATCCTTATAAGATTGAATATCATCTTCAGAATAAGCATAGGTTTTAAGACAATCCCAATTACCTATGAATGTATCACCATATCCTGTAAGCTTTCTTATACTCTGATTTCTCATATCCACCCATGAACTTATAGGAATCCATGATACTTTTGAAGATTCTGGTGATGGATATATATCATCAGCATCCAAGTCCATATATAACTCAGCTACATATAATATTGAAGATTCAGGTTCTGTGTCAACATCTTCAAGATATGAATAAGACCGTGTTCTAAGGAATCCATTTACTCCAGTATTCCATATATAACCTATGGTACTCTGTGCATAAGAAGGTCCTGATACTATATAAGGCAATGAAGGTGCAAGTTTTGTATTATCATCTTCAACATCTATATAAGATAAAGGTAATACAATATGAGGAGTACTCTTATATTTTATCCATATAGGGTCCTGATATGTCACATCTGGTATTCCTGTAATAGTATCTGAACTAATATCCTTTACAGGTAATCTGAAAGGATACTGATGCATTAAATCCACATTACCCTGATAGATTTCCTTACTATGCATTGAAAGTGAATTTAAAGGTGTATCCAATTGAAGACCTATAGTTTCATTACTATTGAAATATCTAGGTATTCCTATCTTAGGAAATATAGGTTCTCTATAATCAGGAAATGTTTCAACAGAATCAACTCCTTCAAAGTATTTAAGTTCTGGCTGATGTCCTTCATATCTTTTAGCAAAACCTTTGACTACACCGCATATATGTTTATTACACATAACCTTTTTCTCAACTTGTCCTGCCCATATACCCTGATTTGCAACCTGCTGTTCTCCTAGGCTGTCACTTCTATTCCATATATATACAGGATATGTTCTTGTATCTTTCCATAAGAAAGCATTATAAGTACCGAATAAACTTTCCTTTTCAGTTCTTTTAACACCCTGTGTCATATCTATATATGAAGGTGCTGAAGCTGAAATATGATAATCAAAATGATGTTTGTTTATTCTTGAATATCCTACTATTCTGCATTTTATATTCTCATTTCTGTCAATGACATCACCATATTTTTCAACATCAGGTGAGTGGAATGTAACAATATTATGATCACATACAAAAGGATTACCTATTAATTCAACAGCTTTTTGAGCATCTTTGAAATTAAAGAATAAATCACCATCAGCTACAGGATTTGAAGGTCCTGAAGTCCATTGCTGAGATTGGGGTGTTTCTGCATAATTCAAAGTTAAAGCATTAGACTGCTGGTAATTAAGATAGAAACCAGCTTTGATATATGACATAACTCTATCAGGATATGCAAAGACACTATTCTGTCTCATTAAAGGCAACAGCTGATTCTCAAACTCTGCAATAAGACCTCCTAATGTCTGTAAGTCAGTATATACACCATAGTAATCCCTGCATTGCAGAGTAACAGATTCCACTACAGGATTGTTATGTATATCGGAATTATTATCGTCACTCTTGAATATTGCAAATGTAACCTGTGAAGCGTACCAGTCAGGTTCTCCTGACATTGGTGGGGTATATTGATATACAATCATACCAAAGTATGAATTACCTGCACTATGATAATTCCGTTCATTAACACACATAACAGGTGGAGTAACTACTGTATAATCATAGGAACTTATTTCATCAAGTTGATTCTGATTCTGTAATTCAGCACTTTGTACATCCCAGCTGGGATTCAAAGGTTGATCAGGACCACTTGCTATATGTCTGCTGTCAACAGCTACACCATTACCTCTTGTAATACCTCTCATATTCCATGAAGACATTCCAAAAGGTTTATTATCAACTCTATCTCCTACTCTGTATAATGTAGGGCATAAAACACCTTGACAATAAGTTCTTTTAGGTAATAAAGTTCTATCAACCATTACAAGTCTTGCATGAGTATAATTAGATAAACCATCTGGTATTAATGCTGGCAATCCTCCTTCAACAAATTTTCTCTTTAGAGTCAAAGAGCTTGGATCTAATGTAGGCATAAGTATATCTTGAAGATATAGTATGTTTGAAAGAGAACCATAGCTGTCTTTAAACTGAATACCGAATCTATAATATTCATTACTTCTAAAGGTACTGCATTCATTTTGTTCTGAAGGAAAACCACTGTTTACATTATCAAATCTTACTGTAAGACTTGTATTAATATAATTAATATAATCAGCTATATCTGAATCTGTTTTATCTATAACAGAGTTCTTGATAGTGAAACCTCCCATGAATAATCTGTTTTCAGTCTGTGCCATATTAGCAGGTATAAACTGGGACCTTTGTTTCTGTATAAGCTCATCAAGACTATAGTTTTCCCAATTAGCCCCAGTGTCAAGATAAATAAGATGAATACCGTTCATCTGTGATAATTTCAAGTTACTTATCTTATACACTGTAGGCTCAGCTTCCAAGGATGTTCTCAGAATACCATAAATATTAACATATTCATAAGAAGTATCAGGATTTGTTATATCAATATTGAAAGCTGCATTGCATATATCTTCAGCAGAAGCACCTGTATTACTGTTACCTACCATATACAAAGGTGATACATACCATATATTTGATTCTTGCATATTCTTATTTGAATATGTGAAAACATATTGAATCACACCTGCATGGAATCTTCCTCCAAAAGTTCTGTCTATTTTAACACTTCCCATGACATACTGAGGAATCATTTCATATTTCTGATTCATTACAGGAGCAGCATCAACATCTGATAACTCTGAAGCTATGTTTATTACTTTAGGAGTATTCTTACCATCTATAAAATAGATTTTAATAATCTCTTCATTCTCATAAACTCCTATACTCTGTACTTTATCAGCTATATTAAAGTGCATATCCTCACCTCTGTATATAACTTTCACACTTTGTGTACTCTGTTCAAACAGATATATTAAATCCTTAGTGGTATATAATACAGGATCTCCTTCATTTACAGGTTCTATTTCTTCAGTATCTACAGCAAATAATACTGCAAATTCATTCATCTGACATACACCTATGACATTTATAACTCTTGAAGTATATTCAGTAGAATCCCATACATAATTAGATAATTGATGCTTCAGTGTATTACCTTTTTCATTTGTAATACCCAGTAAGTCACTGCTGTCTTCTGTAGTAGTGAATCTTATATTATGACAGGAAAAAGCTTTAGTAGGTTGAAATAACTGATAAGCTAAATCCTGATTCATACCACTTATCTGATATTGATACTGTTTCATTATTAATATGTTTTATAATGTTCTCTAGTTCCTTGATGTACATAACCATGTTGATGATCATTGATGGATTCAGGAAGATATTTATTCCACATATTTGAAAATGCTTCCATCTGATCTATTGTAGGTCTTACCATATCTGATTGTGCCTGAGCTGCATATAAAGCATAATCTCTCTGTGCCTGTAAGTACACCTGTTGAGGTAATCTTCCCATATCATATTTAATACCGAAATGTTTCATCTTAATATAAGCTTCCAAGGCTCTCAGATAGTTACTGTTATCAGGTATTAAAGGAAGTCCTTCATCTGATACTGGAAAAGCTGTATAAGCTATTTCAATCTTATCTTTAGGTATAGATGAAAATATGCATGAACCCTGTATCTTATAAGTCAAAGCTCCTTTATTAGGATGCTTGCTCATATGAAAAGAATCAGTACTATATCTGTAATAACCATTGTAGAAACTTCTTACTTGTATCATTTCATAAAAATCACATGGTAATGAAGCTCTGAAGTCTTCAATATTCAAAACTGTTGTTTTCTCTATAAAAGAATTAGGAGCACCCAAGGCTCTTATAAAATCCCTGGTATGTCCTATAACACTGTCAAGAGCAATATCTTCAAGCATTGGATGCCCTGTAAGTCTGCTCATTATTTCTTCAATTCCTATATATTCCATAATCTTCATTTATTAAAGCATCTGTGATACCTGCCTGTATATTATCTTTAAGCTTCTTTCTAAGTTCCTTTGAAGGAAGAAAACAATAAAAGATACTATTATTTGTACGCTTAACTCTGTGATACTTAATAAGAAACACTTCATTATTATCGTATCTTACCAAAGTCTTATTTCTTTTACTCTCAGAATCCTGTTTCCAAAGGTTTAAAGTTTCTTTCCAGTTGATAATATTATTGGTAGTCCATTTACCATTTTTCTGAACAAGTTTTCTATTCTTCTTAACTAATTCAACTTTACCCATACCTGATGGAAACACAATAGTCTTTCCTTCAGTTAAATCCTTTCTGAGAAGACTGTTAATACTTCTGACTATATTCCCCAACTGCTTCTCAGTGCATGGAGAATATCCAAAGAAGTTATTCTTTTTCAAGTATCTCCAAGCTGCTTTAATGCCATTTGAATTAGTTGCCGTATTAAGATGTTTTCGTGTTCCCATTACCTTTATTAGAATCTGGACCATCATCAGTAGCATTATTCACTTTATCCTCTTTTAATGCTTCATGAGGTAATAAATCTGTAACTATTGCAGATATAAGATTAGGTATAAGACCATCCTCCAATGGAAATACTCTCTCCATTATATCACACTCATTTTCAGGATTACATGATAACTCTGATGCCTGTGCTGCATTTTCAAATACAGCTGATAATTTAACTCTTTCAAGATGCATCATTTGAGGGTTACAGCTTTTAAGATATAAATAACCTTCTTTGCTTATAGTTGCAAATATATAGTTATCCATGAACTTTCCTCCTGCATATTGAAATTTGGCATTTGAAACAAGTGACATAAACCCTCTGAAAGGGTTTATAGTACTAAGTTTTTTATTACCTATATCCATAATTACAGGCAGAGGTTTAACAGATCTTAAATAAGAATCATTAAAGCAGTCACCTCCACCATAATCAAAAGGTTCTAAATCAATACATATAGTCTGATAATTACTGTCAGGCACTATTTGAAACTGGTAACTTCTTGATACCTGTTTACTTATAAGGTAAGCACTTTTTAAAATAAAAGGCCTGTATTCATCTAATAATAGCAGAATATGTTCTTCAGTAAAGAAACTATCATCAGATGATGCCTTCATTTTATCAAGTACCATGTATGTTAATTCTCTGTATGTAGCCATATAATAATAAAGTTAGTACTGCAAATTTAAATTATTTAATTTAAAAAATGCAGTACTATATATTTAAACTAATAGATTTCTGCTATTCTTATATCACCTGTTTCCGTATTTCTCAATATTCCTGTTTCTGTAATACGAGGTATAAAATCATATTCATTATAACCCATATTGTCTTCATTGATAAATCTAGGATAAGGTATCAAACAAGTACTGCCATATAAACAATACAATGCCTGTTGCATAGCTTTATAATCTTCTTCAGTAACATATATGCCCATATCCCCCTCAAGGATATTGACAATACAATCATATACAAGTAATCTTTCAACGTGTTTATAATTCATATAGCCAGTATTGGCTAATACACTGAAATAATTCTTATATACAGTATTAAGGTGATTAAAGTTTTCCACAGCTGCATCCTCCTTTTCTTATTCCTGCATACCTTTTAATTTTTGAGAAGAACTTCTTAAAATAAAGAATAGCATCTGTATAATTTCCAGTAATGCAGGCAGTTTCTAAACCTTTAAGTTTCAACAAAGCATCAATGAAACCTTTTGGTACACAGCATGAAGCTCCTAATTGTTTAATATAATCCATTAGATTTTGATAAAAAGGATAAGGATTATATACAGGTGTCAATACCATATTGACATCTTTACCACAAGGAATATCAGGTGCTGGAGTACCTTTAGTATAAGCATAGACAAAATATAACTCATCAAAATTACTTATTCCAAGTTCTGAAGGATCTAAGACAAATCTATGTCTTTTTTCATCGGTATCCAATTCAAAATTAAAAGAATGTGAACTAGGTCCTGCTGAAAGATAATTATCCATTGTGTCTATCATTATTCCTCCTACATAAACATTGTCATACCATTGTCCTGCTTTGACAGCAACATCAGCTATCAGCTGTTTGCCATCCCTTGTTACCTTTAATTGTTTAAATTCAACCATAGCTTTAATTTAAAAAATAGGGTGGTAAATAAAACTCCACCACCCTATTACACCTAGAATTTAAATGTTACAACTTTATTAGTCGCCTATTGTTTCCTCTTCTGCAGCATCTTCTGTAGGATTCAGAATTGCATCCAATGCAGCTTTAACTTTACCTAACTCATTATCATCACCAGTAAGACCTACAATTACAATATCTTTTTCAGATTTTTGAACTGCATGGTTAGCACCTACATAGCTGTAATGAATAGTTAATACATCATACTCTTTAGAAGGATCTACTAAGTAAGTTGTAGGGATTGTATTAGGGAATCCCATACCTCTAAATTGGTCTGCTCTTTCACCCATGAAGAACCATTCCATATCTGCAATTTCTTTACCATTACCAATGGAACTTCCTGCAGAATCAGCTACAGTACCCCAAGGTACTTCAGCACCACTAGGAGTAGTAACTGTTCCTGGCTCAGCATAGAACATTACATTTGTAAATCCTTTAGTACCTCTTACCCAATCTTGCTCTACAGCTTTGATAATAAGGCTTGTATAAGTACCGTTCAAAGTAGTAGGATCTGTCTTAGCAGTAACTTCAGTAGTTCCTAAGTACACTTTAACAAGAGTCTTTGTTTCCCTTGCCAATGCCTTAGCCAAAGCCAATGCCATGTTTTTATAGAAATCAGAAGCCGATGAACCTGCTTCAGCATGGATAGCAGCAAACTTCCAATATTGATTATCAGGAGATAATGACAAAGCATTTGTAAAGCGAAGTTTCAAAATATAATCACCTCCATAAGTCAAGGCTGTTGAAGTAAGAACATCCGCACTTAAAGTAATAGTAGCTACTTTAAGAGATTTTTCCATATCAGCAGCTTCTTTGTAATTGACATACTCGATATTAGATACCTTGATTAAGTCACTTCTTACAATACCTCCTGCACCTTTTTGCTGGAAATAAATTTCCTTATTATTGCCTTCTCCAATGGAACCTACATAAACATCACCCAAGTCATTGCTTGAGGTAATTCCATCATCTACTGAAGTCAATGCTACATAAAATTGAGTAGCTTGATTAGTGTTGAATGTTGCCATAATTTTTAAAAATTAAATTAAACATTATTTATTAGTGTGGTCGTCTTTAGGTAAATTCTGCATTCTTGAAGCTGCTGCAAAAGACACTGCCTTATCTAAGATAAGTTCATGTATCACTGAAGGTGATTCTATTTCTGTAACTTCATCCCTTCCATCAATAGATAATCCAGTACCTTGTAAATCAACCAGTATTATAGGTAAAGGTTTTCTAATGTATTTCATCATATAAGATGAGATAGGATATAAAGTAAAAATATCAACACAATCAGGTGCTGTATCCATTCTGACAGCTTTATATTTAGTAACTCCTCTGAAAGGATTTCTTCTTACCTTGTTGAAATTATCATGTGTCATAGGCTGTACATTGACTATATTACCTCCAACACAAGGTATTTCACTATCATATATTGCATTTTCCAATACTATGTACATCAGATCATTTTCAAGTGCAAATCTATATGAATATTTTGTATTTTCCAAATATTGTTCATGTGGAATACTTTCATCTGATGTATAATTCCTAGTATTTATAAATTTCTCCAAATATCTTCTAACCTGTTCCACAGCTTCATAAGAAGCTCCCATAGAACCTGTGTAAAGACCTGTTATAACAGCATTCTGTGCTTTAGTAAGAAAGATGGATTTTTCATACTCATCAAGCCTTATATCATAAGGGGTATTCTGAACACCCATACCTTGTTTCAGCCAATAGCTGTTTAACATGGTATCAAAAGCATTACTTAATTCAGCATTATTCATTTCTTACTCTGTTTTGGTTATCCATAAGTGCTGTCTGTGCTAACCAAGCCTGCTTAGCCTTAATTACAGCTATATCAAGAATTTCCCTATGACATTCTTCAGGAAGCATACATTCTGTAGCCTGAGAATAACCATCAATAGTAAGACCTGTCATAAGGTCTTCAAGATTTGAAGTTATTATAGGTATTAAAGTAGGAACATATCTGCATATATAATGCACCTGTTCTCCTTTAAATCTTCCTATAATTTCAGCATAAGTAACTCCTTCATATTTAGTAAACAGTCTCCAGGCACTGTTTTTTACAGGATATTTATAAGGTTTCTGACTAAGTCTTCTGTATTCATCATAATGTAAAGGTATAACCTGATATTGTTCATTATTCATACTTCTGACTTCTTCATTGATAATAAGAAAAGCATCTTCAGGGCATCTGTATATAATACTGTCTAAACTCAAGAAGGAAGTCCTTTCTGAAGCTGATATAATTGTAGGAGCAACACTTGTGACTTTAGTTATACTGGATAAATCATATTGTCTTTCCTGACTTCCATCATAACCTCCTTTTAATTGATCAGTTGTAGGCAGGAAAACCTGCCTTACAAACTGATTTTGAGCATTAGTGAGAAACACAGATTTCTCATAAGCATTTAATTCAGGTGCTTGATTAGATGTAATATTATTATACAATACATCAAATTCCCTTTCAAATTCTATACCTGTCATACTTTAGCTTCAAGCGAGAATTTTAATTCCTGTCTTTTTGGATTAGCAATAAAGGCAGCTGCTATATTGAAAGTAGGTTCCTGATTATTCTCACATAAAGGTAAATTACCATCTTTTAAATATAAGTAGTCACCTTTAGTAACAATAACACCTGCTTTAATAGCTTTTTTAATTAAACATTTTGCATCAAGGTAAGGGTCTGAAGCTAACTGTATAAACATTTTAGTATTGCTTTCAATTATATCACCTATCTTACCTTGAAGGAACTCAAGCTTTGAATTTGATGATACAGGACTTCCTGTAAACAATTCAATGATAGTAGCCATCTTATCCCAGTTATCACTGATTTTACCAAACAGCATATAAGCCTGAGCTTTTCTATTAACCTTGGTATTACTTTCTTTAGCTGTATCAGCTTCAGATATAATAACAAATTTATAAGTAGCTTTTGCTTTATCCTGCAACTCCTGCATTGAAGAAGCAATAAAGTCTTTATTAGCCAATAGAATTTTATAATGGATGTAATCCATAGGATTACTTAAATCTAATATAGTATCACCTTTAGTAAGTACTACTCTTCCAGCACCCTCAGGATTTGAATCATCCCAGAAATTATTTTCCTTTTTATATACTGAAAGACCTCCTTCACCAACACCTAATACTCTTTCCAAGCATTCTTTTTCTTCCTTGGTAAGAACATTTGCATAACCTCCGCTTCTTAAAAGAGGTGTTGTATAATAAATCTTAGCACCTCTTGCAAGATTACCATACAAAACATGGTTAGGATCACTGATAAGACCTCTTGGTTTGGCTATAAACCTAACTACTACTTTTTCATTTCTGAGACAATTAATTATCTCTGTTTCATTCTTCTCTTTTCCCATTTTATCTCATTTTAAAATTAGTAAGTGCAGGAGGTAATCAGCCTCCTACACCTTAAATATATTATCCTTGCAATATAGAAGGAATCAAGCTTACAGTTCTCAAAGGATCTAATACACAGATACCTAAAGTAGCATACTTATGGATAACTGCTGCATCTTCATCAAATGAAGCATAAGGGTTATTAGTTTCTCCTGTGAATGGATTTCTAAATGGACCCCATTGATAACCACGATAATCAGGAGTTCCTTTAACTTGACATTTGAAGATATTAGGTTGATCCATAGTACCCATATCCATAATATCAAATCTGTAAGAGAATGCAGGACCTCCTTCAGGGTGTTGAACCTTACCTTGTCTATAAGGATCATCATAAGCAGGATCTACTTCCAACTTTAATACTACACCATTAGGAGCATAATATTCAGTAAACTGATAACCTGCTTTCAAAGCATTTTGATGCAAAGGAGAAGAAGTCTTAGCTACAGCACCTACAGCATCACCATTGAATTGGAATAATTGCCATCCGCTAATCTCCTTAGTAACAGCTTTATGGAATTTAATAGCACCCTTTTCTCCAGTCTTCATCAAAAATACTCTGTTCTTAAAGTCTAACTTATTGTAACACAAGTTATACAAAGCATCTTCAATCAACTTAATACTGAAAGTACTGTAATAAATAGTATTACCTGCTTCCATTTGCTCATATAGACCAGCACCTGTTTTGATAGCAATACCAGATTTACCAATATTAGTGTATTCACCATTGGAGTTTCTGTTAGATCTACCAAATGCCAAGGCATTGTTCTTATATTCAGCAAATTGTTCCTCTACTTGATAATCAACATAGTGCATCCAACGTGTTACTACAATTGACTTACCATTAATCTTGATAGGAATACCGACTTCCAATTGTCTGTTAAGTTTATTGCCTGGTACTTTATGTTTGATTCTGACATTAGAGAACTCATTGCGCATTGCAATAGGTGTGCTGAATCTTACATCACCTACTTCTCTTGACATTTCAGATTCAACATAAGCTGCATCTACGGTAAATAACTCACCAGCAAGTAATCTTTCAGCAGGTACACCATCTTCATTTCCACCACCTAATTCTACTTTATAGACAGTGTTAGTACCTTCCATTCTACCATCACCCAGTACTCTGAATTGGTATAATTCATTCAAATTACCTACAATAGTTTCACCATCTGCAAACATATTCTTTGCAAATACTAAATAGAAAGGAGCTGTACCCGCACCAACATTACCACTTGCTGCTGTAACTACGTTTCCTTCACTGTCTCTGGCTTCAATCAAAGCTTGAGGTTCTCTTGCTGAAGCAATAACATCCCAGTAATATTCCTGGTCATTTTCAAATTCCCTGACAGGGAACTTTGACAATAATGAATCCAAAGAATTACCTTTCTTATAAGACAGCAATTCAACCATGATATTGCTAGCCTTCTGAGGAGCTCTAGTAAAGATGGAATTAAGGTGATTATCCTTAGTTAATCCCATCCAATTATCTACTCTCCGAGTTTCAAATCTTCCTAATTTGCCCATATTAATGAATTTAAAATTTATATATCTATTTCAAAGTTATCAGAGAGATAAGATTCTTCATCCTGTGAAACACCAGTTGCAAGTTTTAAATTCCCTGCAGAATCTCTTCTTGTAGTGTTCAACTTATTCTCTAAATCTGAAAAACCTTTCTTGACTGCTTTCTTAACTTTATTATCCACTATACCTTCAAATGATTTAAAACCATTTGTAAGAGAGTAGATAAGTCCTATTTTAGCTAAGAACTCTTCAGGATTTTCCTGTTTAAGCTTTTGAACTGCTGTATAATAATTACCGTCTTCATCTTTATAGACAGGTTTTGTTACAGCTTCAAATGCTTTCTTTCTAAGGTCTTTACTGATACTCATACCAGCAAACATTTCATATTCCTTAGTTTCCATATCCTTCTGCATCTGTTGCAGTCTGTTTTTCTTTTTCTCCTCTTCCTCTCTTTTAGCCTTTTTAGCTTCGTTTAACAGATTGTCATATCTGTTTTTAATAAATTCTAAATTACCACTAAGAGCTTCTTTAGCATCTTCAATGTCAGTACCATTCTGAAAAGACCTTTCAACTTCCTTATCAGCTCTTTTCTCTGAGAATCCTCTGTTAAGGTAATCCTGCTTAATGATATTTCTCCTAAGCTTTTCACCTTCCTGTTCCTCATTTTCCAACATTGAATTGTCAATAGATTCAAGATATTGAAGAACTGATTCATATCTCCTTATTTCTGAAGGAGCTACATCATTGTTTAAAGCTTCAGCAACTCTTTGCTGTTGCTCTGTAAGCTCTGCTTGAATCTGAGCATTAATCAGTTCTCTTAAATCCTTAGCATCTTTGACATTCTTAATGGTATCTTCATTTATATTAGGAAAGATACCCTCTTCCATGAAAGCATTGGCAATGGAAGAGAAGAATGCAGAAGAACCTTTGCCATCATCGGTTGGGGTATCTTCCTCTTTTTCTTCTTCACTGCCTACTTCCTCTGACTCCTTTTCTTCTTCTTCTTGAGTCTCAGCAGCTTGATTATTGTTATCTTCTTCCTCATTAGGGTTATCATTAGAGATTTCCCCTAATAAAGATGCTACTTCGTCATCACTTAAAATGTGACCTAAATCTAATTCTTCTTCCATACTTAGTCTTCTTTAATGTTATAGTACAAAATTATATATAATTAACAATAGTTAATTCCTACTTTATAGAAGTACTAAGACAGATTAAAGTATTTTTATAAATTTTTATACTCTGCAGAAGCATTGAAACAAGGGCAGGCTTTGTTATCAAAATCACAATGTCCATATACTTCAGCATTAGGATAAAATCTCTTAAGAGTTCTTATAAGACTAACAAGGGATTCCTTCTGTTTTTCAGTCCTTGTATCTTTTGGTTTACCATTTTCATCCACTCCTCCTATATAGCATATACCTATACTTTTAAGATTATGGTTAATACAATGAGCTCCCACAAGATTATCATTTCTCCCTTTGTGTACAGAACCATCAAGGTAGATAATATAATGATAGCCTACATCAGAAAAACCTCTTTGAAGATGCCATTTCTTAATATCATCTTTCTTAAAATCCTTGTTCTCCTTAGTAGCAGAACAATGTATGATGATTTCCTTAATATCACGTTTACATTTATGAATACCTCCAAGCATACTTTTCATAAAGAAAGTATTACTTACTTCTCCTGTAGGTTTCATACCAAGGACTGTCTGATAGTCTTTTAAAGCTTGTTCTGTTACAGGACCAAAATCTCCATCCTGTTTAACATTAAGGATCTTTTGCAATTTACTTACTGCTTCTCCTTTACTTCCTAATTTAATGTCTTCCATATTATTTTGTTTTATTAAGTTTAGGCTGTCTCAGTTTGCAGGACATATCACAGCACATATACTTCATCAAATCAAAAACCTGCTCTCTTAATTCCCTGACTTCATTATCAAGTTTATCATTTCTCTGCAATGTTTCTGTTAATCTCTCCCTGTTATCATCAGAAAGTTTTTCATAAAAATCCAATGATTTCTGCATATTGGCTATAGTGTAAGAATCCACTTCAGCACTATATTTTTTCTTAGAGAAAAACCATGTTGCCCAACTACTTACAATAGTTGTTATTGTACCTACAACACCTGTAATTACAATTCCTAAATTTCCTGTAATGTCTTCAATCATTTTTCAATACTTTTATAAATTTAACTTGTTTGTTTTTAATATAGGGATTCTGTTCTTCAAGAACAACTTCCACTACTTTATGTTTCTTCTGAAACCATCTTATGAAGAATACCTTTGAAGGTGTCTTATCATATTCCTTTCTTTCATGTATAAAAGTATATTGTTCACTTTTAAATTCAGGCGTTATAATTATATTGGAAGGGTATTCAAGCTTTACATTTAATGAATACCAATCATCATGGAGAAGAGTATCAATACATACATCTTCTACAAATATTGTATCATGGAAATATATTGAATCAGTTTTAGTTATCTCCTTCAACTGATATTGAACATACTTAATCTTTTTATCTTTTATCTTCAATGAATCTTTAAGCTTTATTATTTCCATATCTATGGAATCATTGCTATGTCTTAATGATTCTATTGTAAGAGCATACTCAAGAGCTTTATTCTTTTCTATGCTGTTTTCCTGTCTGTATGCTTCAACATTATTCCTTTCTGTTTCATACTTTTTCTTATAACTCTTCATATTGAATGCCAGTATAAATATAATACCGCATATTGCGAAAACACTAAACCATTTTATGTAATCAATATATTTCATAACTTATAAATTTAATAATGCCAAAAATAGTAATAAATTATATTAATTACAAATATAAATAGTAAAGGGATATTATTTTGTATATCCCTTTACTTTAAAAATTCTATTTATAGAACTTCTTCCCAATCCACAGCAATACCTGTATATGACATATCAGCATACCACCTATTAAAAACAATACCGTCATAAGCATCTGAATCATCTATAACATCTTTAATATATAATGCCAGATGTGCTTCATCCTTAATACTGGAACCCATATAATCAGCTTTACACATATTAGCTACATATACAGCATCATATAACTGATTATTATTAAGAGTGACAGCATGATATTTCAGTATCTGTTCCACTTCATCCTTTGTATAAGGTTTTATTTTCTCTCTTTTACCATTAATAGTCTTATACATTTTACTTACTGCAAAATCGCATAATTTCCTATTAAAGTGAGGACCATAATTCCTTAAGTATATCAACATATCTTCAGGATAAATGTCTAGCTGGCTTAAACTCATTCTTCCCATCTGTTAGTCATTTTATGTCCATAACCATATCTTCCACGCAAAGTTTCTGTATTCTTAGATTTCTTATATTCTGTCTCATCATATTCCTCATCATCAGAATCTTCAATACAGTCAACTATCATTGAAGCATATTCTTCCATTCTTCTAGCCTTCTCAAGAAGTCTTTCTTTGTCTTTCTTGGATTTAAACATTATAGCCATCATACTCTTAATTTTTTATTTCCCTGTTACATAATTTAGTAATCATTTCCTTCATTTCAGTTATCTGTTCCTGTAAAGAAGAAATAACTTTATCTTTCTCTTTATCAGCTTTGAGATTAGGATTAATTTCATCAAGAGCTTCCTCATAAAGAGGAAGTAGCTCTTGCTGTTTTTTACTATTTTCTATAATCCCTTTAGCATTCTGACATTTAGACCTTATAAAAGCTTCAAGTATATCTCTACTTTCAGCAAGTACAAATTTGTCTTCACCAAATTCAGCAACTGAATTATTAGGAACATCTTTAAATTCCCTACTTTCACCATTAATCATGGCTATTATATCCACAACTGTTTCAAAGTTCTGGCTGAAAGAATCATGCTTTGCTCTAGGTATTGAAATTCTTTCAATCTGACCACTTAGTATTTTAGGGTTTCCTTTAATGTCCCATATATGAAGAATACTATTATGATTTAAATTAGAAAACATGGACTATTAATTTAACAATTGTATAAAACTGGAACTTTTATCATACCATAAAAGATATATACCTGTTCCTGTAAAAGAACTTCCTGTTGCATTAGCACCTCCTGCAAGTGTAACAGTCTGTAAAAAGTCATTAGAACTTAATACTACAGGAAGGCTATCACCTGCTGTAGGTATTTCCTGAGTAAGTCTAAATGCTATAATACCGCTGTCTGCTAAGCCTCTGAAAGCTTTTTTAGGTATTCCTATTACAACATTGTCAGTATTTACAGTGACAGATACACTGGCAATCATAGGGACACCTCTCTGATTTGCAAAATTTACTGGATAATTAGTTGTATTCATACCTAAAAAATTAATTCCAAAAATTAGATTGTGGGTAATACATACCGCCTACATAAGGAGTATTATTTACAGCCACTAAATTAGGGTATTGTACAGCAACAGTATTAGGTTGTTTAGCTGCAATCAAATCAATTTTATCATCCAAAGCTCTTATGGCTTTGTTAAATTCCATAGTCTGCTTATCATTACTGATTTGACCTCTTAATTGAGTAATAATGTCCCCTTGAGTGTTAATCTTGTTTTGTAACTCTCTTTCTTTTAAATCACTGAACTCTTTGGTAATCAAAGTATTTTGTCCTGCAATAGCATTCAAAATAGAATTAGTGTTTCTTTCAGCCTGAGAAGTTAAGGCATTAGTTTGCTGACAAACTGCTAATTGATTATTGGCTTCATTTTGAGATAATTGAAGTCTTACATTAGCATCATTTGAAGCTAATTGAGCTTGCAATACAGAAGTTTGGTTAGCAATAGCTAATCTATTCTCACAACAGCATTGACATAATTGCTGAGCTAATTGAGCATTACCCAATTGCAAAGCATTAATAGTTTGTAAACCACTTGTCTGTACTGAAGTTTGAATATTGGAAACAATACTTTGAACAGTGTTTATATCACTATTAAGCATAGAAGCTAATTGAGATAAAGCATCTGCTCTACCATTTATAGCTTGCAATAGTAAATCTCTGCCTGCAGCATTATTCAACTGATTAGAAAGGTTATTACCTCCGTAGCCATTGCCATTTAATCCCCAAAACATCCACATAAAGAGAATCCAAATCCAATTGCCATTACCACCAAAACCTCCATTGTTGTTGATTAGTGCCAATAATCCTGGATCTATGGCACTTGTGTTTCCTGCATTAGGAAACATGAAAACTTTGCTATCATCCATATAAATAAATTTTTAAATTAGTGATATAGCAAAGTTAAATGACTTGTATATTTATATTAAAAGAATGTATTTAATTATCTAATTCGTTTATATCCAAAGACTTTAATTTTAACTCATCCTTATACCAGACAAGTTCCTTGTAGCCTTTTCTTTTTCTTCCTTTAGGTAATAGTCCTTTTCTCATATATTTATCAAATTTACTCCTACTGCAATTGAGAAAACTGCAAGCCATATCCTTACTTAAAGGCTGATGGCTGAAAAAAGAAACAAGCATTAAAGCTTGTTCATCATCTAATTCACATTTATCTTTTTCTAAATTTGATATAACTTCTTTTAGTAATTTAAGTAAGTGATTCTTCACTGTCATACATTCTTCCTTTTTAAAATTAATATTATACAACCTATAATACCTGTAATAACAGCATACATAGTACATACCCCAGTTTTATCCAAAGGTATTCCTATAGTATAGTCAAACAGATTTATTAAGTCTATTGTACATATATATAAAATGTACATTCTATGATAGATACATAGATAAAATAATTTAGAAGCCTTATATAAGTAATACAAAGGTATTATTGAACTTCCTCCTATCATTGCAAAAATGAAAGTATCTATGTCAAATAAAAAGCAGACTGTACTTAAAAAAGAGATACCTGCTAATAAAGCAAGTACTCTTTTTGTAAGTTTTACAAAATCTGCAAATCTTTTTATTTGCATAATTTACCTCCTTTAGAATAACGTCTTCCATTTTTACTCACAGGTTTCAAACCTGTTTTAGGATAATTAGGTTCTGCCTTCTTTCTAGTATTACTCATCTTTAAGCTCCTTATAATCTAAATTAAACTTTTTGCAGAGTGGTTTAAAAATCCAACTCCAGCTTACAGGTGCTAAGATAGCACTATTTATTAATAGTTTCACCTCCATTCCAATAAAGTACTCCACTATACTCAATAAAAGTACTATAATCAGCATTATAATTCTTTTACACCAAGTACTCAATTTTTGATTAAAAGACTTTATTACAATGAATGTTAAAACATTAACTATAACACAAAAACTAAAATCAAAAGAGTGTAATGTGTTTTGAATAGTTTCGTTTAGTATTTCCATAGTATTATTAAATTATAATTAATGTCTTGTTAAAGTAACACTTCCTGAACTAGTTATAGTACATATATAAGTACAATCTTTTTTAAGAGGAGTATTATATGAAATCTTATAACCGTTTAATGTAATTTGACAATTTGAATATAGCCCATCCTTAGATATTACCTTACATGTATCAATAGCACTACGAACATCAGAATCTAAATAGGTTTCAAGTATAAATGTGGCACTCGTATTTTGTATACTTTTATTATAAGGCATAACAATATACAATTGAGAACTATCATTAAGTGTAGATAAATAACAAAAACCAAAAAGATTGCTAAAATAATTTAAATCAAATAATTTATAAAAAGGTGCATTAGATAAACTAATTTTTTGAAGTAAAAAATATTTAGCATTAAGATTTCTAGCAGACAATAATAATGGACTATAATTATTATTCTTATATAATCGTACATAATGTCCATAAGTAAATGTTGGATATTGATTATAGGATAGAGTATCTGTATTTTCTAAAGCATGTTCTGTACCACTTATAGTTACTATACAAAATTCATTATAAGAGAGTTCTGATTGTAATGAATATTTCCATGCACCTTCATAATATAGTTCTCCTATCTTTGCAGTCTTTGGAGTTACTTCAAGATTAGCTATATCTTTTTGTTTTAAAAAATCATCAGATGAGAATCCTGAAGCAAATTCGGATAAGCTGAATCTTCTAATATAAAGAAGACCATCTTGTAACCGACATATTAGCATACCAGGATAACCTATATAATTTTTAATGTAATCCATAGTTACATTTTCTATTTGTATTCCAGACCTATTAAACACACGAATATTAGTGCCATTAAAATAATTAGTATTATTATATCGTAGAATTATGCCATTAGGTATACTAGTATTGATTTCGGTAGGTATTTTTATAATAAAATAAGAACCTTCGGATATAGGATAATTTAAAGCAAAAATCAATGAACCATTATTTACTAACATTGAAACGTTAATTGGCTCAAACATAGAATTTCCTATTCCGCTCCCATCACTAGGTTTATTTGATAAATCATTATAATCTCCTGTAAATGCAACATTAGCTAAATCGCTACTTTTAACATAATCATTTTGTGGAGAATTACCTCCTCCACCATTAACATCCACTCCATCAGGATGTGTATATTGTATTGGTAATTGTCTAATAGGCATAATCATTAATTTTATAATTGTTATACAGAATGGTTTTGGTCTATGATATTTCCAATACGGTTTATTTTCAATGCTCCTACAAAAGGACCATACCATACTAGATAATACTTACCATTTCTTTTATAAAAACTGACAGTAACATTTTCTGTAATAGGATTATTCTGATCATCAGTAATCCATATGAACATATTATTAAGCTGTCTTATAATTTCTCTATATTTAGAAGTTGAACAGAAATCTACTGTTTCTACAAACTCTTTTAAATTTGAAGCACCTAACTCTGTAACATCTGAAATATAGTTAAACTGGTCTCTAATATCATAAGCATCTGGATTTTTTACAGATGAAACTTTTGTATTATATAAAGCATCCTGTACTATATAAGGTTGTAACCAATATAACTCATCTGTATAATCTTCAAAATACATTCTATTAAAGCCAGATACACCAAGCTCTCTTCCTATAGAGTTCAAATCATTGTTTAAAACTTCATCAAGTGCTTCAAAGTATTCAGAATCTATAGTAATTGAATTTCCTACAGCAGATTTACTGCCTTTATGACGTATTTTATCCTGTGCAATATTACTGAAATAAGAATGTATATCTACAGAAGACTTTGTATTTCTAGAATTATAAGTAGGATCATCTTCATCAAGAGTATTTCCATTCATATATGAATCTATTGCCTCAAAATAAGCAAAGAATTTCTCCCATAGAACACCTTTACATTCATGTGTAATAACCCAATAAGCATCTGAAACAGTCATGAAATTGTCGGAATAATCCGATAAGGTTATATCCGATCTTCTTTGTGTAAAAGGAACTCTGACACAGTTTTTACTGTTTAAAGGTATGCCATAATCTATGGTATAGCATGGAGCAAGGAGAACCTCAAAATCAAGATAACTTCCATGAATATGTTTATCCTCCATCTGATTCTCTACTACATCTGCAATATGGTTAGAGATACTGGAATTATTATGTAATGTATCCATAACACCAAAATAAGAATCTTCCAGTGTGCCCATAAAATTTTCAAAAGTAGTATATTCAGGCAATCCTATAGAACTAAATAGAGTAAAGTTAAGAGTTGTCCATTTCTCCATATAAGTTCCCCATAATTGAGCATAGCCATCCTGAAAGAAAGCCCATTTAGCTTCTATAACATCTTCATCTTCCCTAATTACAGGATTATCGGGATTATCAGGAATAGTTATATCCAGATTATTCTTAATATAGTTTACAATATTCTGTAATGTAGTTCTCTTATTAAGATTCTCTTGAATAATTGCAACTGATTCTTCTCCTGACAAAGGGGAAGCTTCAGGAAACTGAGTATCTTTAATACCATAATCCTGAAGTCTTTTTATAATTTGATTTAACTGTTCTTCTGTGATCATACTCATTATATTAAGATGTGAAAGTGGCTTTTACACCTTCTGTTAGTATATCTTTGGTATAACCCATCCAAGTATCATTTGCTGTAGTAACATTATCCTCTGTAACAGGAGCAACAGCTGCACCTGTATTCAAAGGAATGTTATTTACATTATTGAATGAAGCTGTCTGTACATTAGTGTACCATTTAATAGTGGCATAGGTAGGAACATCTTCAAACAATACATTTATTAAGAAAAAGTCATAAGCACCATTTACATGATTCTTTTTATAAATTCTGTAATAAGAAGTAGTACCCTGTGCAAAAGGTACTACCACTAAAGAATCCTGATCAAAATATAATTCTGTTCTTGGGGAGTTCATATAATTACACCCCATGAATACAAAGTTAGGATCTGGTGATGTAGAACCCAACCATTTTGAAGCAAAGAAATATTTTGCAGTGTATCCAAAAGTATCCTCTCTTGAAATTACTTCAAAACATACCTGACTTTTACCAATATTAGTTGTAACTATATCACATATAGGAACATAGGAATTTCCTGCAGCTGTATAGTTAGATACAGTAGTACCATTTGATTGTAAATGATAATTCACACAGAAATACTGGCATCTTATTCCTGACATAATAAGACCTGCTCCTATATTGATATTCTGTTTATTACGAATTTCATTTCTTATACTTTCAGCTACTGCTAAATCATAAGAATTATTTTCAGAATCATAAGTACAGGTAACAGATTGATCAGCAGAATCTATTCCAACAGATTCTATTGTGAAATCAGCTAAAGCATCATCAATTTCATTTACTATTAATTCTTCAATATCATTTCCAAACTCATCTAAAATCTGTTGCATCATATAAGACAGTAAACTACTACCAAATATATCTGAAGGTAACTGATCACTGTTCCCATAATAAAAAGAAGGTGTATATTTAATGCTCATAATATTTTATTTTAAATTTTGTTCATTATAAACTAGTTGATCATCATTACCAGAATCACCATACCTTTCCTGTATTAAAGCAGGAAGCATATCAGCCCTTAGTCCTAAGTAATACTCATCTTCAGATAAAGTATCTCCTATATATCCTATCTTAACTTCTTTACCAAGGAATCTTGGATCACTCATACTTCCCCAAACATCATATATATGTCTGAATCTCTCATCTAAAGAATTTGCATATTCTTCCTCATCTTCACTTCCATCAGAATCTCCTGCAACCTTTCTTTCAGTCTTAGTAGTAGATTTAGGATCTTGAGATTCCCCAGAACCCTGCAATATCTCTGTAATACCTGATTCTGAGAACCAACGACCCCAATCAAAAGGATTTCCTTGAAGTATTTCATAGTATTTACCATCAGTACCTTTAATAAATATAGAACCTGTTCTGTAAAACATTTCCATATTATTAGTAACTCCTACCATAAAATCTGTAACATCCTTAGTAAAAGTTTTATTTATTCTAGCAATCGTATTACGCACTTGCTCATAGGAATCTCTGTATTTAAATTCTCTGGCAAAGCTATATTCAGCAGGAGAAGAAAAGCTCTCTTCATCAATTGCTTTAATTTTAATACTACCTGGATCTGAAGGATCTGAATCTTCAGGTGTCAATTCTGGTACATCTACAGTATAAGTTTCACCATTAAAAGTAAAAGTACCATTAGAGTATTGAGCACTATCATAAGCATCATAAAAAGATTGAATATACCATGAGAGTATTAACTTCTTTACTAAAATAGTATCCATCAAATAAGGACCTTTTATCAAAGCTGACATAGCCAATTCAGGGTCAAAATTAGGTTTAGACTTTGGTCCTCCAGGCTGGGTATTATTACTACCAAGCCAATCAATAGTTTCTATTTCCATACCTATTAAAGAATATAATTTCTCATAAGTCAGGCATAATACATTTAAAGGATTGCATTTAACCCCATTCAGTCTATCAAAATAAGCTGAGAAGTTATTTGAACTGCCTTTAACTTCCTTAAATACATCAGATAAAAATAACTCATGCTGATTAAATGGAGAACTACCTATAGGAGGAAATATCGACTGTGCTACATACAATAGAAAACTGTCTATATTATTCATCAGATATTTTATAATACTGTTATTATGTTCTAATACTAATTGAAAACCATTAGGAACACTGGAGTTTGCATTATCTTCAGTGTATTCTATATCAGTAGGTGTTTCTATACCATTCAGAATAACAGGTTGGAAATCATTTACTTTGATACCATATTTTTTCGTGTATAGAGCTGATAACTCTGAAGGATTATATGTTATTATATCAACATATGATTCATAATAATCAGAGTAAAAACCATGATTCAGTGAAAATATACTAGGTGCTAATACTGAAATTAAAGCAATGTCTGAAGAATTTACATAGCTGATATAAGGAGATAAATCAAAAGCTATGTGAGCAGCTAAGAAACTAATCCAACCTTCTGATTCCTCATAGTTGATTTCCTCTAATACATCTGAGTATATATGATTCAATGTTTCAGAACATTCATCTATATAATCTTCAAGTACAGGGTATTCTTCTAAGTCCATAAAATATGAAGCTGACTGACTATATTGCAGTAATACATCAATATAATCAAAGTATAACCAATCTTCAGCTCTTCCAATAGTAAAAAAGTCTTCCGAAAATGATAAATCACTTGCTGGTAAAATCCAGCCTTCTCTATGTCTGCAACCTAGGCTTGTTTCATTTGAAGACAGACTGCCTTCCATAGTTATATACTCTGTGAAATTATGAGAAGTGAAATAACTGTCCCATACTACTCTGTTAAGAGTATTTTTATCAGTCAAAGTCTGACTGAATACAGCATGGTTGGTATTATTTGAAGCCTGATATTTACTTCTAAGAGTAAATGTTCCTATAATATTACCTATTCTTGATTCTGTAGCAGGGTCTTTGTAAAGATGAAGTTCATAATAATCACTATCCTCAACATCTCCTGAAACCTTTATTTGAATATCATTTTCAGAGGCTATTGTGAATTTAGCAATAATATGCACAGTAAATACCCTGCCTTCCTTATCATTGTATAATATGGAAGCTATGTTTCTGGAACATTGCAATTCCAATGAATTGTCTTCATCTGAAAAAACAAGATATACTGTATTACCATGAGTGTCCTCAACTGACAGGTTACTATTAACACTGGTATCAATAACTTTAATACCTAATTGAGGAGAATCTTCTGAAGAGTTAATGGAGTTATCCGCACTTGTAATAGATACATCAGTACCCCCTCCACCACCTCCTAAAGCAGAAACTGGTGCAAGTTTATTAACAGCATCCTGCAAAATAGGTATTTTCTCGTTACCTCTAAGAGGAAGATCAGCATTAGGAAACTGACTATCTTTCATAGCCAATTCCTCTAATCCTCTTTTTATCTCAAGTAATTGTTCTCTAGTAATACTCATAATTTCTATTTTTTATTAAAGGCTTTTGCTTTTTCAGCAAGTTGCTTTCTGCTTATTGCCAGTTTCTCTTTTTCTATTTTAAGACTTTCGTTAAATTCCCTGATAGTTTCATTGAATTTATCATGGTCTAAAGGAGAATCTTTTTCAGGAGTATTGGCAATACCCATTCTTGCAATTTCAAGCTTAGTATTATTATCATTAAGATTTAACTGTAGCTCATGATCCATCTGCATTTGAAGCTGTCTTTCCTTTGAAGCATTTTCCTGCTGTAAAGCTTCTGACTGACTTCTCTGCATTTGTTCGGCTCTTTCCTGCATTTCTCTTTCACCTTTCTCAATCATTCTTATTTTCTCAGCTAAAGAAGCTGTATTATACAATTTCATTATAGCTGACATTCCTAATAACTGATTCTGTAAAGCAGCCTGTGCAAGAGTATCTATTCTTTGGTTAAGCATCTGCATACCTTCTGAATTATCCATTACAATACCATGGTCAGTTTCTGCAAATTCATCACCATCTATTTCAATTATTTTTCTAGTATGGTCTGGTAATATATGCATGAATTTCTTACTTCTTCCCTTCAGAGCTATTTTAAGAGTTTCAATCATACATTCAAGAACTCTTTTCTTAACATCATCATGAAGCGCAAATAACCATTCTGTTATATATGAAGACTGTAATGTGGATCTTTCAATACCTCCTACAGTTTCCCTGTTTGAGATAGAACCTTCTCTCTGTCTTGAAATACCTACAGTTTCAGCAAGTTCCTCTTTAATAAAACTAAGAAGGTTTATATAAGTAGTTATGGAACTTGCAAGCTCTGCATCTACAACAGCTGTTGTATTATTGTTCAAAGAACCTGCCAGTATTCCAGTACTCTGACCCATGTTTCCTTCTTTAAAGGAATCCTCCACCAGCATTGAGTTCTTCTTAGCGAAGTATAACCACTTATCCATAGTCCATCCTTTAGGTATCTTTGCAAAATCAACTCTTACAAGTTTACCCCAGTTCTTGGCTATAAGTCTGTTAAGCCTGTCATGAACTACATCATACATATTATTAAAAGGTCTCATAATATCCACAAGACAATAAGGCTTATCATCATTCAGATTATAAATTGTACCTATAATACCGAAATGACATTTTGAAGGATTACTCAATCTGTTATATTGTATAGGTCTAGGCTGCATATTAACATATATTCCCTTACCTATCTTAACCCCTTCCCAGGCTTCATTTATGTAGAATATCTCTTCAGTTTCACCATAATAATCCTTAATCTGATAATCTTCAGGATAAAAGTCAACTGTTTCCTCTCCTGTAACAGGGTCAAAGGATTTAACCTTCTTAATCTTTCTTCTTGATTTCCAGTACATTTTAATAACTCTTACATTACCTTCAATATCAAAAGGAATGTCACTTGAAGCCAAGTCTGGATGTTCACCGTAAGGATCAAAATAAAAATGGTCCCCTTCCCCATTGGTATATACAGATTCTGAATCACCTAATTCAATATTGATAAATTCATTTTTAGGGTCAGTTTCACCATCACCGTCATTACCTTGATTTTCAAGATAGTTAATATCCTTCTGAGTCAAAGACTCACCATACATATCTATAACCTGTGAAGGTGAAAGATACTTCTCTATAATAACTATATCAGCATCTTCAATCTTATTTGAATAACCGCTTTTATAAACAGTTACTTCTTTAGGATTAAGTTTTTCAAGATGAAGGTCCCCTCCAACTATATCACATTGATATATTTCCTCTCCTGCAATCATGGCATCCATAAATCCTGAATTGAATAATATAGGAACATTCAACTCCTTGATGTAATGTTTAAGGAGATAATTATCATTCATTTCCTTCAAATCCTGCCATTCATAAGAATAATAGTCAGAAAGCTTTGTAAGCTTCTCCTGCATTTCAGCTTCACTTGCAGAAGTATCCTGTATAATCTGAGTAAGGTTTTCTAAAAGTAATTTCTTTTTATTATCCTCTACTTCTGATATGGCATTAGGATTTGTTATAGTCATTCTAAAATCAAACACTCTTTTAAGTTCCTCACCTCTAAGAAGTTCAAGTTTGGTGTTTATAATAGGATAGTGTTGTATTTTAGTAGGCATTGTGCTGTCCTTTAAATCCTCTGGATTTACAAGATGAATTATATCCTTCATGTTAAGTTTTCCATTGACAAGATCATAGTTCTTCTTTTTATGCATAAGAGATTTTCTTACAGCAGAATATCTGAAGAAAGAATGATTGTCTGCCCAATCAAGATGTTTCTTTCTCCAGTTCTTATTCTTCCTACTATAAGGAATCTGTTGAGGAGGTAATGTATTATTATATAATCCCATATAAAATCTCTTTTAATTTCACAAAAATATATACAATATTGTTAATATCATAAATAATCTATAAAAGTACTATGGTTGAGGGTAGTTCTGATTAAAGTAATCATCATCACCCATATAATCAGTTCTAGTAGTTTCAGCTTTCTTACCTACAAGACTTACCTTTTCCTGTCTGTATAACATAACCATACCTAAAGCTCTGATTCTATCAAAGTTACCTACAGGATTATAGTTAGCTAATTCATCCAATAAAGCCCTGTTTCTTATAAGATATAAGTTAGGCACTGTGATTTCAGTATCTTTTCCATTCTCAACCTGATGTATTGTAACTTCTTTAAGAAGCCAGTCCCTTATCTTTGAATCAGCGAAATCATTAACAGGCTTAGTGGCATTAACTCCTTTTGAATTAGAACCGAAACTACTATATTTGATAATCTGTTTATCTCTAAGATAAGCTGGTGTATCTGCAAGAAGATGTGTGGAGTTCATACTTTTAAAGTATGCAAATGTTCCTTTATTGTTACTTTCATAAAGACATTTTGCATTATAGAAAAGACACAATCTTCTAAGTATTTCAAAATTATCATCAGATAATGGATTTCTTCCTGTATATTCAGCAACCAGTCTGTCTGTCCACAAATCAAGTACAAATGTTGATGATAGTGACTTTGAATTAGCCTGGTCATTATTAACAGGATCATGACCTATTATATACCTTCCTTCAGGTATATTACCCTCTATACTTTGAGGAAGTTCATAAATCTCCAAAGCTCCCTTAGTGGTATTCTCAACATCATACTGTCTTATAGGAATATCTGAAGTAGGTCTGAATGCAACTTTATTATCCTTGAAATATAATTCCCCTATATAAACATCATCATAAGCCTTTGGATCTGCATCAAGCTGTCTTATTCTTTCAAGAATATCAACAGTAGGAAAGTAGGAAGTCCTCACCTTCAGTATAGCTTCCGCAGGAGTTATAGGCATTTCAGCTATAGTTGTAAGCAATGTTGCAGGATCTGTCTGTGAATATTTTATATTATATCTGTTAAGAAGTATTTCAATCAAAGCTCCTACAACATCACTTACACCATCCTTATTATAATTACCTTTTCTGTTAAGATAGGCAGGAAAGAAGAATCCGAAATACTCACTTCCCTGTTTGGGTTTATCATAGACATTCTTCAAAGGTTTTATATTATAAGCAGTAGGATGATTAAGCATCTTTTTAGCAGCATCGAAATTCGAATCCTTTTCACTGGCAGTACCTACAAGATAAGCAAAACCAAAGGTGAAATCACCTTCCTCCATACCCTGTCTTACAATATTGAATAAATCAAGAAGATTAGGAAACTGACCCATTTCCTCAAAGTAGATGTGACCACGTTTACCTCTAAGCTTACCTGAATCATCCTTTGATGATACTCCCATCACACTGTTAAGAGAACCTTTCTTTCTATTATAAGAATCCTTATAACCCATCTGCCAGAACATTTCATTTGAGGAATCCCTTAATCTAAGTCTTGGAAACTCTGTATGCTCCGCTATAAAGTTAATCATAGGTTCAAACTTTGAAAGTGTACCATCCTTATCTGCAAGGTACTCCTTCTGATAAGCTGTCAATATTGAAGTAACACGTTTAGTGGCTACATTATTCTCACCAAAAATAAGGTTATGTGCAAGCATTGAAGCCAGTGAATATGATTTACTTGCACCTCTTCTTGCAAGTTCAATGCCATGATGTCCTTCTTCCCTAGCCTGATGTGCATAATGGAATCTGAGATAAATACCTTCCCACATTTCAGGAAAGTCCTCAACTCTGTCTGCTTTTTTCTGACCTTTAATAATCTTAGTAAGCATTATAGGGCAGTAATTGATATAGAAATACATATATCCAGTAACCCATTCACCATCAGTACCTCTTACATAACCTTCCCTGCATCTTCTCTTTTCTTCAGCAGCCCATTTCATATATTCACTATTAGGATTTGCATTAGGAGTAAGGAATGTATAGCATCCATGCTTCTGAAAATGTAAAGCTGAAGGTCTGAAATAATCCATATCCTCAAGTATATGAGGATTCTCAAAATCCACAATTACCCTTCCTTCATCATCATGTGGCATATCCTTGGCTCTTCTTCTATCAGCTGATACCAGATTCCTGATAAAAGGGATGGTATCAACACATTCAATAAGCTGCTCTGCAACTTCATCAGGAAGAGAGTTTATAAGTTCAGCTGTTATAGGTGTCTGAAACTCATTAGTTCTTATTTCAAAATCTTCAGATACTTTCATTTTCAACTATGTTTAACCTGTAATTTAGTTATAATCTCAGCTTTTGAGGAATTATCTGATACAGATTCTATGCCTGAATCAAAACCCCATTTAAGTACAAACAATTTAAATGCTTCAAGTTCTGATTTCTCAATAGCAATATTTTCATCAGATTCACTCTGCACTGTGGTAACTGCAGCAACTACAGTCACCTTATCATTATTAACTTCCGATATACTGCTTTCTATATGAGTGTAAACACCCATCCTCTTCTTTATAAGAGAGGAAGCTACATAATAAGGAGCTTTTGATTTCCTGCCTTCTGCAGTATATTTCTCCTCATTAATACTGTTATAAACATCCAATACATCTTTAATCCTCATCTTCAAAAATTGATTTAGTTTGTGAACCTCTTGCCTTTAATTCAGACATAATATCCTTATTAAGAGTTTTCTCAGCATCATCAAGATCCTTTGTAAGACCTGGAATCTGTTTAGCTAAAGCCATTGCTTCCTTCAATTCCTTAATTTCAAGACCGCTTAATGAATCACTTCTTTCCCTTAGTTCCTTTCTGAAAGCATTTACAAAGTATCTGGTATCTTCAAGAAGTCCTGCACTTACAGGCTTGAAACTTCTATAAAGTTCACAGGCTTCCTTTACAGGAGCATCTTCATGCCAATCTCTTAATCCTAATGAACCTGTAACTTCCTCTGCTCTGTCATTTCTGTCTGTAATATACTGATAATCAGACCTTGGATCTTCCATAAAATAAATATAGGCAAACTCCGAAAGAGCTTTATCCTTATTTACAGATTTATCCCTGTCCCATAACTTCTTAAAAGGTCTGAGCATAAGAGCTTCAGGAGAAGGTTCAACCATATAATTCTCATATTTAAATAAAGTAATCATATCTATAAAATTAAAGAGGGTACTGAATACCCCCCCTGTTAAACTATTAAATCTGGTTTTGTAATGATTGTAGGACTTTGAATTATATCAGATCCACTGTCATATTCCTCAACAACATAATCAATGTCTGAATCTGTAAGCTTCATATAAGGAACTCCGTTAATCTCCACTACAGGGAAATTATAAGTAAGCACTGGATTATCTGTAATTACATTATCCTTAAGACTGCCTTCCTGATGTTTCATCACTGCATACCTCTTAGGATTAACCTTTACAATATCATTCTCACTGATGCCTCTTACTACAGGTCCTACAGCTACAACTCTCTGAAATTCCTTCAATGTATCTATACCATGTGAGATGATTTTACCTTCCTTCATCTCTTTATCCTGATCATCTTTTGTGTATTTCTCAAAAGTAAGCAATATATAATTAGCCAGAAGTCTGACTTTCTTTACTGTTTTTATATCCATTTTCCTTAACCTTTTTATATTTATAATATCTGACAGCAAGCTTGCCCAATGAAGGAAGATTGAAATCTGTTTTCATGCCTCTAATATCTTCAATACTGAGACCTCCCCTGAAATCAAATCCTTCAATTTTATCTTTTATAAATCTCCAAAAGCAGTTGTAAAGTCCTACAGTATCTCTGTAGGACAATCCATTCTGCCATGCAATTCTAGCTATTTCACCCTTCTTCTTCATTCATTTCAAATAATAGAAGCAGGTTAAAATAACCTTTTTTATCCCCGCATTTAGGGACATACTTAGCATTTACAATACCAGCATCTGTAATAAAACCAGCTTTCTTCAAATCTCTCATAAGCAAATGATAAAAGGAAGTTGATAAACCGCAGTCATTCTTAACTCTAGCCTTTGAATCTGTACTCATAAGAATCTCATCAACCAAAGCCTGATTAGGAATTGACTGACTTAGCCTATACCTTTCCTTTAAAAAAGAAGCAGCAAGATCCTTAGCCTTATTACTCAGATTATGAAGAGGTGTAAGATACTCAAGCCAAGCTCTGAAGAACCCTCCATAAGCACCTTTAGGTATCTTAATTACATTGTTCACATTCAGATTTCCCATTGGCATCCTCCTCAGCTTCAGGATTAAGAACTTCCTCAATCCTATTGATTACACTTTTGATAAACTTCTCTGAGAAACATTCCTTCATCTTAACACATTCAATGGCACATTTGAGTTCTTCAAGAGAGAAAACCCTCATTGAATTATCAACCATCTTCTTAAGACGAAGATTCTCTTCATGCACAGCTTTAAATCTTTCTGTAAGTTGTGCTGCATAACCCTTCAACTGGTCATAACTAAGTTTAGCTCCTTCTGGAGCTTTTACTTTAACGTCTTTCTCTTCCATATTTTCTTCTTTTATTAAACTTTCTTTTTCTTTTATCTAAGTAATCAAAACCATACATTTCCCTGTATTTCTTTCTCCATACATCTATATAGTCACAATTACATTGTCCTGAACCACATTCAGCACAGAAGGTAACACCTTGTTCTTCCACAATCTTAAGTGAAAGACAATCAGCGCAGTAATAAACTGGCTCTTCATTATATTTACTATCTTCCAACATTGCCATACCTATTAAAAATTAAAACCACTACTCTGTTTCCCAACAGAGTAATGGTAAAACAAAAAGAAATAAATATCGTCGTAAAGTCTCATTTGCGTAGTTTGTATAAATGTACATTGCAAATGTATAATATTCCTATTATATACACAAGACATTTTATAACTTTTTTACACATTTTTATATGGATGTTTCTTTATATGAATAATTCCTTATTTTTCTCTAACCTTTCAAAAAGAGTATAATAATACCCTGAAGGATTTTTACTTCCTTTTGTTGGTTTGAAACCTTAATTATTAACTTCGAGAACCACGGGTTTTTTAATATCTCCTAGACTGCTTTTCCTTTACTGTTTATCTCACACATTCAGTAGCAGTAAGCTCTCTTATATAATAACCATTTGTGTCCTATAGGAGAAATCTCAGCTTTATTTAAGCCTACCATCCTACTTCTAACCCTCTAACTATCATTAGACCCTCAAGGGTGAACTACTTAATGTGAAAGTAGGGACTTTGCAAATATAGAAAAAATAAAAACCAAAACCAAATAAAACAGATTTAAAATAGAAAAAATTTTTTATTTTTTAATTTTTCCTAAACCTTTTATACTTTCCTAATTCCAAGGTGTGTAAATATCCCCCCCCCTATACCTTATTACATAGTCATAAGCAGAATAAAAAATTTTTATATTATATTATCATAAGCGGGATATTTATAACTATTATATTGTCACATGCAGAATAAAAATTTAAATATTATATTGTCATGTAGGGAATACTGCCCACCAATACCCCCCCTGTATTAGGCTTACTGGGAATCCTTCCCCCCACTAAGCTGTTTAACACAGGGAAGGCTATTGAATTGATGATGGAAGTTCTGTCAAGAACCAACGCTTTAGCTGCTTTCAAAGCAGCTAAAGTAGTGGAAAAGAAAAGCTTCCAAGACAAAAAAGGAGAGGATAATTTGATCCTCTTCTTGGACGGAAAAGAGGTATTCTGTCCTAAGAAGCACATTCAAAATGTGCTTCTTGGTAAAGTCTCTAACTTGGACTTAGTCCAGGTTAGAGATGAGGAGTACGGAGAGTTTTACTCTCTGTACTCCGCAGAGTCCAGAGAGACCATGACTTGTGCATGGTCTTAGTCTTGGAAGATGCTCACAGTGAAGGAAGTAACTGTGAGCATTATTTTCTGCTATACAATAACATAGCATTTGAGCTTGTGTTATTGTATGGCATTTTTAGTCAATTTTAATAAATGAAAGCATATCTATTAAATGCTTTCTCACTACAAATGGTAGACGTACCTTGTAATGTAACTTTTGAGGAAGTAGACGTACTTCCTGATGGACTTATTTCTGCAATAGGCCATCAAGATACAGCTAATGTTCTTGGTGTACCTATGAACAGAATTAATGTTCATCTTTCTAAAGGAGATACTGCTTATGTAGCTCAGCTAATAGGTGGTAGACTTCCTGAAGGAACAACTACACTTCCTGATGGATTTAGTTTTAAATTCATTAAGGTAACTGTAGCATAAGTTACTGAGAAAGTATTTCCTGAATAAGATTCGGAGTGAGCTAAATATCTCACTTGGCAACAGAATAAAAACTATTTCGTATAATAGTAGAAAAGACGTTATTGACACTGCAAAGTAAATAAATTTTAAAATTGATTATGAAGTATTATCTAGTTGAATGCTCCGAAATAACGGGAGCAGAGTTCGTAGTAAAGGAGGTAGATCCCTCCTATAAAGCAAACAATCCTATGCAGTATGTACTCTCTGAAGAAGAGTGCAGAAGAGATAGGATTCACTCTCGTATAGAGGGAGTGAGTTTCATCGAAGAAGGAAAACTTATAAAACCCTCTAACATGACGAGTTAATAAAATCATGTAAAGAACATAGTCAAGATAGTTCTGTTGCTATAGTAGCTCTTAATCTTGATACATTGTAAAGACTTCACATACTAGTCATTCATATATTTACTGATAATATTTATTAGTATGAATGGGATGAAGCCACAAATATTATTAGGATAACAACCTCACAGATTAGTTCTGGAAATAGTTAGTGTGATAGTCGGAGTAACACTTAAAAATAATCGAGAGTATGCAAGGAGAAGATGAACATAGTTCAGCTGGGAGTCCAGATTAAATTCGTTAGAACTTGCAAATGGTAGTTGAGATATCCGATTACATTTATTTTAAATTAAAAATATTATGGATAGATTAGTGTCTTTATTACTATTACTAATATCATTCTTATTAGTAATAGTAATAAAAATTTACTTATAAGCCTTAAAATTAAAAGAATTAAGAATATGAAGTTATATGTTATTACTGGCATGCTATATAGTGCTAGTGGTTGGGAAAATGGCTACTATGATTGTCAAGGTAGTTTAATAGTTAGAGGTTTAGCACTTGCTAAAAGAGTTGCTAAACAAATGTTCCTCAAAGGAGGGTATGGTTCTAAAGGTTATTTTAAAGCACCTGAACCATATATTGAAGAATTTGATAAGTTTAATGAGTTTCACTCATCTATAAGTAATGGTGAAGCTATAACTTATTATAACTCTAGAAATAGAGAATGTATTTATCTTTAAACTTTAAAATTATGGTATATATTATTATGATAGCATTAGGCATAGCTTTATTTATAGCTATGCTTAGCTATTTAAATTAATTCATTTATTTCTTTAGATGATATTACAATGATGCAATATAGAGATATTGCTAGTAATATTATCTTTAGAGCTCTTAGCCAACATCGAGAGTATAAATATAGCGTGCTGTTGGTCATCCTAGATACTTGACGGCTGGGTAACTGATAATCGTAATGATTATAATGAAGGTAGTTTTCTAGGTGTGACTAAATGAAGAGACATAAGTCACATAATTGCCCGTCTCTTAAGTAAACATCCTAAAATAGAGAGAAATAGTAAATAGGGTTGTGAGACCTTGGATGTTTATAATTAAAACTCTTAATTTATTAATAATATGGAAGCAAGAAAGTTATTCTCAGAAATGAGAGGTATTAAACGCACAAAATACCACATGATAGAGAAGGCTTGTGTTGAATTAGCAGGTAAGATATATTATCTTAATGCTTTGGAGATAAGAAGTCTTCAAGATATGGTTATCAGGGATTCCGATTTAAGGAATGAAATAATTATTTACAATGGTAGGTATAAAGGTAATTACCAAAAACCTACAAAGACTATAATTATCAATGAAGATGGTACTCTAGATAAAAATATAGATAGTTTATTTGGTAATGACATAATATTAGTTAAAGCTAAATAGATTATTATATAATCAGCGCAAGAGAGTGTTTATAATAATGATGTTTAACTAAATAATAAAGATATGAGAAAACTTGATACAAATATTCTTAGTATTATAATGCTAAGTGTAATATCTTCTTTAATTATTATCATAGTAATATTACTTACTTCTAAAGATAATAATAAATATTCCACTATGGAATGTATGGAAAATTATAAATATTTTACAGAACAACTATCTAAATATGACGAAGGTAGTGATAGTTGGTGTGAAATAAAATATATTTTGGATAATGGTTTCTTTATTGATAAAGATTCTATTATTCATGAAAGACCAAATCTTATAGAAGTAATTGAAGCTTCTAAAGATTTATACTAATAACAGCGGTTATTAGTCAACTTGTTATATTAATATTTGGTATATCCTCAATTTGCTCTTTTTGGATATTTTAGTTCTAAAACTATTGTTTTAATTGTTTACATAATTAACTAAAGAACCTAGATATTAATGTATCATAACTACTGAAGTTAATAGTCACTG